CCTTGCAGGTACTAAGGAAGCTATCGGTACTGTTAAGTTGCTCGACTTGGCTACTGAGTCTGAGTACCAGATCCAACGCCAAGGTACATTGTTCGTTGCTAAGTATGCAATGGGTCACGGCGCGTTACGCCCTGAGTGTGCCGTTAAGGTTCTCCCTGCGTAGTAACTAACCCTTAATCTGAAGCCCCTTGGGACAATCCCCTTGGGGCTTCTTTTAAAACTATAAATTACACAAACCACACACCCTACTTTTTAAAACGAAACCCCCTCCCACTTAAAGAAAATTATTATTATGGCTATTGAAGATGAAATAAAAGACGTACAACAGTTGGTCGTAAACCAGCTAGGCGTAGCAAACGGATTAGATAACAGTATCGCTGATGGACAGGTTACGCCTGCTAAGCTGTCTACAGGTGCTCCTGAGTGGAACTCTGGGGGCGCATTTTTTACTAAAGGAGGGCAGAACGAGCTTAACTCTGGCGTAGTAGGGGATGATTTCACTTACCTCGACTTCCACAGCACTTCCGCAAGTAACCTTGACTACGATGCTCGTATTTCTAAATCCAGCGGAGTAGACGGTAATTTTAATATTATGAATAAAGGCAGCGGTGAGTTCCGTCTCCATCAAGACGATAGACTTAAATTTCAAGCTACACCTACCGCAGCAAGTTTACTCTCTAATTCTTATCAGGATGCTAGAATTTCTTGTTATGCTTCAGACAGTACATGGATGCCAAGTGGAATTCAATATACTGCTAATAAGCATATTTTTAAAAATATAGGCCAAGATGCAACTAGCTCTATTCACATGAATATGACCGACGACGGGGATGCTGAGATGGTTATTTGGAGTAGTGACTCGAATAGCGAAGCGAATCTAAGGATTTCATCATACACTCCTAGTGTTATCTTTCAGGACAGATCTTCAGGTACCGATGACTTCCAGATCCAAGCGGATAGTAACCATTTAAATTTCCGCACTGGGGATTCTGTTGATGGAAGTGACTCTCAGCTGCCTAACGTAGCGGCTCGGTTGACTAAAGACGGAGCAATGTCATTCGGTCGTGCTGGGTTTTCGGCAGGAAACGCTGAACAAGGAGTCGTTATCAGTCAATTAGGTTATATTTATTTAGCACGAAGTGGCACAGCATTGCAGATACATGCTTCATTCATCAACAATGCAACTGTTACACCTACCACCGTGGGAACTATTACCACCAACGGAAGCACCACATCCTACAACACCTCCTCCGATTATCGCCTAAAGGAAGACATCGTAGACATCGAGGGTAGTATTGAGCGTCTCAAAGACCTCAAGCCAGTGAACTTCAAATGGAAGTCTGACGGCACTCGTGTTGATGGCTTCATTGCTCACGAAGCTCAAGAGGTGGTTCCTGAAGCGGTAACAGGCACTAAGGATGCAGTGGATGAGGACGGTAACCCTGAGTACCAAGGCATCGACCAATCAAAACTCGTACCTTTATTAACTAAAGCACTTCAAGAAGCTGTCACTAAGATTGAAGCTCTTGAAGCTCGTGTAACTGCCCTAGAAGCTTAATTATATGCCTACAACCTCTATATCTACGACTCTCCTTGAGTCGGTCAATATCGTCCTTGCTAACTTAGGTGAGTCCCCAGTAAATACTCTTTCTGGTGGTGCCCTGCCTCAGCAAGTGTCGCTAGCGTTAAACACGATTGAAGAGGTAAGTACCGATATTCAATCTAAGGGCTGGTGGTTCAATCAGAAGTCAGGCAGTAATTATAGCACTACTGCCAATGTTGTTATCTATCCAAGTAACACGGGTAATAACTGGGGCTCGGATATTCCAGAGGAAGCACGACGGTACATCACCATTCGTGCATCTCGTATTGCTCAGACACGTCTAATAGGCTCAGAAGAGCTACAGAAGTTTAGCTACAATGAGGAGCTAGTTAGTCTAGCAATCCTCCAACAAGCTCACGTCCGCAACTCTAATGGCGTCCTAGACTTTAATGCGTTCCCAGCGGAACTCAGAGGTCTTGGAATGGACGAGGTTATGTTCCTTCAAGGGAATGTAGAGGAGAAGATTGGTACACTCCGTCTAGGTGGTGAACTAGCTAACATCGCTAAGACTAAAGCTGATACAGACCTTATTGCGGCTCAAGAAGACCTAGTAGACCAACAGAAGCTCACTGAGGTTCAAGAGACAGCTAAGAGGTCTAACGAAGCATCTCTAGTTGAAGCTCAAGAAGACCTATTAGAAGCTCAAACTGTTACAGAGAACGAACAGGCTCAGAAGGTAGAAGCTGAAACTTCCCTAATTGAAGCTCAAGAAGAGCTAACAGATGCTCAAAAGACCCAGTCTCTCACCGAGTCAATTCTTCGTTCTCAGCAAGCACTAACAGAACTCCAAGAGACAGCTAAGAGAGCTTCCGAGAAGTTACTGGTTGATGCGCAGACTACCGACATTGGTGCTGACACAACCTTAAAAGGTAAGCAAGGTAGTCTCATTGACAACCAAGCAGCTACGGAGCTTAAGAATGCTCTCAAGGTAATTGCTGACACAACTCTAATCAACGAGCAGGGACAGCTGGTATCCAAC